GCCAAAGAGAATCGAGAAACTGAAGCCACTTGACCGGCTTGACCTGAGGGTTAATCTCAAAATCGTAGGACCAAGTGCAGAGATTATCCGGCGAATGCTCGTACATCTCAGCACCAAATTCGTCAATCGTCCAGAACCCATCCGCAGCAGCTACCCCGGCAGGGGCGTCCTCAAAGAGTTTTTCTTTTCGAATCTCATGAATCAGGAGCATGGTCCTAGCTATAGATTCAGCCTTCTTCAGGTTGACCATGAGGCGCTTCGGCTTTTCCCCCGGTAGCCATAGCCCATCTAGCTCCAGAGCCATACTCTTGAGAACCTCGTGCGTTACGCGCTCCCAGTGAATCCCCGTAAAAAGGTAAAAGCTTCCGTCAGTGCTGACGGTTTTAAAGCCTTCTCCCTTGCGTTCTAAAACCTCAATCAAAAGCCTAGCCAGCACCGGGTCACTCCCGGATGAAGGTGTAAGCTCGCTCAAGCTATCTGATACATAGCGGGTTAGCTCATTCATAATTTTCCCCAGCGCCGCGCAGCGCCCCACATTAAAATTGAAATATAAAAGTATAGGCGAGAAGCCTGTCAGTCAATTATCTTCGTTGTCTCCGAGTTTTTTAGCAATTTCAGCAACCACAACGGCAACCGCTTCGGGTCCGTCAAAGTCAAGATGATTGTTGGGAATCCCCATTGTATTCTCCAAGTACAAGCCGCCTTGTCCGTCACCCTCAAGCCAGAAGTGGTCATCCCCTCCGGCGATTTCCGCCAGCGCATTAAGCCCCCGCACAAGAGCACCTGTTACCTCAGCCCTCGCCCTTTCGCGGCGCTCCTTAATCATGGCCGAGCCCCTCTCTCGACGCTCTTTTAAGTCTTTAATTTCTTTATCCGAAAACTTGCACGTTCTTTTGTTGTGGCCGTATGTCCCGCAACGGCCGCACTTTCTCATTCTTGTCATGGTTAGCTCTGTCATGTTTCTATTCTCCAAGGTTTCTTAAGGGGGATTAAATCTAAAAGGTCAACCTCACGCTCAAGGCTTGCAGCATAGCAATCAAAGAGGTCATAGGCTTGGGCGGTTCCATCGCGGTTCACCCGTATTAATTTAATGGCCCAGTTGTGGTAGTCTAATAATTGATACAGTTTTAAATATTTCGCCAGCTTGCGACGGCTCAAGACATTAGATACTTCAACCTCAAAGGCCGTCACTGTCCTGATTTGAGACTGAACAAAGTAAGCATCCGGCACAATTAAAACCTCGAACTCTTCCGACTCAATCAGTTCCGAATGCTCATCACTTAACAGGGCCTCACGTAAGGCTTTCCTGAACCCGCGTTTACGGGCTTTTGATTCACTCTCTTGGATAACTGCCTGGATTAAATCCTCGTGGCGAGTCATTGGTTAGCTCTCTTTCTTTGTTGGAAATGTCCAGTCAATCCACTCCTGAATGTGCTCGCCGTGTTTCGCGCAATAACGACTTACCAGGATTTTGTTTTGTTCGACGTTGCTGTCAAGCCATTCAACATGGCCATAGATAGGATGTGAGATTGTTGTTGTCTTTTTTTTAACTCTGCCTCTCATGCCGTGACCTCGCCGCACGCCGCCTTTATTAGCTCGTTCCAAAGTTCTTCATCGGTGCAGCTCAGAGCGCTCACGACCTGAGCGAATGTTTCGGATTGATTAATCTTGATGTGACTATCAACCTGCTCAAGCGTTCCGTCAGTGTTCAGCCACTCGTTCAACCTGAATGAATTTTTGCCCACCATGACTGTAAACTCACATAAAGACGCCTGACCTGAATCAAGTCCGTAATAAGATGGCGGATTGATGTCGCAATCGATTCTTAAATTTTTCATAGTTTTGTCCTGAATTAAAAGTTAGCTCTTGGTTGTTGTAATACGGGATTGATACCCGCGTCAAGTCCTGAATTAAGTCATGAGTTTATAAGCCAATACCCTGCTCGGACCTGCCCATCGAGGACAGTAATCCCCGTTAAAAGGGCTATCAGGGTCCACGTAAGGGTTGCGCCTTAGCTTGATGCAAAGGGGAGTTTTCCATTCCGGGCGGTTTATCTCAAGATAGCGGGCTCGCGGGCTGACCTGAATCGTTAAGCCATTACCGGCTTGATAGCACACAGCTTGACCGGAGCCCAAAATATGCGGGTCCTTTATCCATGCCTCTGAAAGTTTTTGACCGGGTTTCAACGTGTCAGTTGTTAAAAAAATCATAGTTCTCTCCTGAATGGGTTAGTCCTGGCTAAGATTTGAATGAATGACCCGACTGATAAACTTGCGCCGGGATAGGTAATCAACCATTTGCTTCTCAGACTCATGACACAACGGCGCCCCATAGTGGTCCCATTGAGAGTAAAGGACTTGAGCAGACTTGCGGACCAGCGAGAAAACAGTTTGCCTGCACTGGGATTTTACTGCGTCCGATACTTCGGAGTTGTGAGTGCAGTGAACCAGAAGACGCTCTTCCATAACCTCAGTATTCAGGGCATTGGCTTCAAGTTGTTGCTCGTGAATTTTCTCTAAAGCGTAAACGTCCCGAAATACATAAGCGGGCAAGCGTTCGATATGGTCGCTTGGATATTGGTAGTTTAAAAAATCGCCAAAATTCGCAATTAACTTAAAACCGGTTGAATGGTCAAATACTTCTACCTCGGTTCCGTATAAGCTAGACTTTCGGGCTTCATATCTTTTCTTTCTTGGCATAATTTTCTCCTGAATGGGTTAACTCTAAAGGTGGTCCTGAATATCAGCGCCAGCGTAAACAACATCCCCACGGCAATCAGTTATTGCTGCGTCAGATTCAAGTTCATTCCATAGCCAATCATCCAGAGATTCGATTTTCTCCATGGCAGCCACGTCGTCGGCAATATTGCCGGTAAACCGAACGCGAGAATGATTGATCACATAAAGTGTCCCGAATTCGTCTTCGGTTGTTTTAATCATAATTTTCTCCTGATTTGGGTTAGCTCTAAATCTTTCGCCACTTTTCAGGCTGCGCCTGTAGGTCAATACTAGCAAGCCCGGAGCGAGTAAGCTCATTAACGCGGGATGCCCAGTCTTTTTCGGCGCTTTTCTGGTTTATGGCTTCGTACCATACACCAGATAGACAAAGACGAAGCTTGTAGTATGCTCCGAAGGGGGCCGATTTTTTAATTATTTTTGTCTGAATCATAGTTTTCTCCTGAATGGGTTAGCTCTAAACTTATCCTTGCATGACATGATGCAAGCGTCAAGTGGGTGGGCAAAAATAAGGCGACCCGATTAGGGCCGCCCTGATTAGTGCAGAGCCAATCAACCGTAGACAAAATCGTCTACCTCAGAGACCAGCCCTTCTAAGCTATCGACTTCTGAGGTGGTGAAGCAGTCGATGTCCTGAATGGTTTCGACATCAACACCGTCGACAAGGACGGACGGACACACCGCACGGTTGACGGTTGAACCACCTTCTACGACGTACCAAGCGCCGCACACGAACACTTGGCAGGGGGTGAACTGAGACCCGAAGGTCCCTTGAATGGTTTTCTCAGTCATTGCTACTTTCTCCTTTTGAGCATTGCTCTGAACATCATTTCGGAACTTGACGCACGCTTCGAAAACAGCGCACGCATGCGGATTTGGTGATTGTATTCCGCATCCATTCGTTGTTGAATTTTCGCGGGGTCGAATAACAACTCAAGTAAGAGCTGACCCCTTGCATCATCTGGGGTCACTCGCCACAATTGACGAAACATCAAACCCCATGCCTGCCATTTTCTAATAAACATTCTCATAGCTTGAGCCCTTCAACCGCTTGAACCATTGCGTCAAAATCTTCAACCTCACCTTCAAAGCCAAGGCCATCGTGAAAGTCGGCCTTGCATACGCCGCAAGTCCAAGGGCCTTGCATGGCCACGGTTGAGCGCTTGCCACTCAAAAGCGAGTAGGCTTCTACTCGTGCTTTAGTTGTGGAAAACATGCCCGCGTTGCAATTCGGGCAAATAGTAACTTTTTCAAACATTAGGTTAGCTCCTTTGCTTCTACTGAGTTAGACGAACTTTATTTTCTAATCTGACAAAACGATTTATTCAGGCCCCCCGATTTGCACCGAGGGGACTGGTAAAGCGTCTTACAGCTGCTTATCTGAGTCCCATGAACCCATGATAATCACCCTTACATCGCTATTGGTTCCCACCACATCCCAGCCTTGAGAAAGCAGGTAATCAACTGCGACTTCGGCCGCGGTGCTAAATTGGTCGTCAAACGTAACAATTTTAGACCGCTGAAAGCGCTTGTCGGTAATTCTGACTCGGCTTCCCTTAGTATTGGTCGGCCCTAAGTATTTGTAGTTGAGAATGCGGGTATTGCATCCAGTCAATTCCTTAACCTTGCGGTAAGTCTCTGTCATAATAAATCCTTCAATAATTAGGTTAGCTCCACCCACAAGGCCCACTCTAGGTGGGCAATGGGGTTCATAATGTTAGACGAATAAGACTGCTAAAATCTGACAGATAAAAATAATTTATTTTATCAGGGCAACGGTGCGACGCGTTGAGGCATGGCCGCAAGGTGGCGATATTTTGCCTTATGTGCCTCGCGAGCTAATGTACGGTGCAGGTCATTAGACACGCCGACAGTTTTCCCCGTTATGGGGTCGTTTCTTGTGGCGTCATGTAAGCCCCTTAGTGCTTTCCACAAGTAGAACGATTTTAGTTCTTGCAGATGCATTGAGTTAGAGTTGGAGCGATAAGAAAAACGCTGGATTTGTTGGGCTGTTGCACGTCGTTTAAATCGATTCATCATTTTGCCTCCAATGCTTCATTGGTTAGTCGCAGGATTTCAGCGCTCGTCAACTTGGTTTCAGTCTTTAAGCGGTTAACAATGCCTTCAAGAGTCGGCGATACCTTCAACACAGCATTGCCAGAGATAAATAACCAAGCCTGGTTAGCTTTGGAGTATTGAAGGGAATTGACGTGGGTCATTTGGTGTCCTTTGGTTGATTGGTTAGCTATGAACGAAGTTACTAGTTTATGACGCGAGCGTCAACTTTATTATGAACATAGGATGAAGAAAATGGAGAAAAACGAACGCGGGCAAATGAGGGAAAATATAAGGTAAGGGGTTTTCTCCATAACATCTCCATAGGCTGAAAAACTTAAGCACTTAAAAACACTGGGGTTATTCTCAGAATGATGGAGATGTAGTAAATATTGCTTTAAATATTAATTATACAAATAAAATAGAGTGATATGGCGTAAGTGTATGATATCACTAGGGATATAGGATTTAAGCTTATGGGCTATATAGTATAAGAAAAAAAACTTTCTACATTACACCATTTACTCCATAGCTTCATAGGTTGGAGCTTTTTAGGCTTGAAATGGGGCGGAATTGAGCGCAATGATTTGAGTAACGTTATTACCCTTTGAGCATATGATACACATTCAAAGGGTTGTTGTATGCTCAAGGGGCCTTTTCTGCCTCGAATGTTCCTTTTCTGGCTATCTTTCCACATTATCTACTTGACGCAGGCGTTAACTATGGTAAGTTGAGGTAAGCTAACTCAAAAAAAAGGACATAATCCAATGAGACAACTCAGAAACGACCTAAAAGCGCTTGTCTTAACATGGCAGGTGGAGGGCCGAATCAATCAAAACCGCGTCCACCACATCAAAACAGCATTCGCACGCCTGGACCTAAACGCAGCTATCGCAGCACAGGGGGTTTAATATGTCATTAAGCATTGTACACCACAACCGAAGCCGTCTCTTGAAGCTCAAAACCCTATCAGTTGGTCAGGCTGACGACTTGAAGCTTGAAACGACAAGCAGCGAGGGTACTCTTTTAAGGTACTGGGTTAGCCGTGTAGGTCTTGATGACGGCGCAAGGATGGACAATATGGTGACTGTAGAACATCTAAGGGGCGGTCGCTGGTGTGAGCTGACCACCTACTAAGCCGCTCACTAAGCCCAAGGGCCTCGCATCAAGCGGGGCTTTCTTTTGGCCTATTTACTGAATCCCAATTCATGAAACGACGCGTTAAATGAATCACCATTCATTAAACCCTTCAGGGTAAACTGAATCCCCATTCATTAAACCGATCGATTAAGTGAACCGCCATTCATTAAATGCTTTCTTGCACACATTGCCGCACATGTGGGGCCAAAGGCGACCCTACCCTACCCCCGGACCGACCTTCCCCCTTTACGTTAAATACCCTCATCGTCACTCCCCTCAAATTCAGTTCCGACGCACCGCGCCAAAAATAGAATCCTTGTGTTTTTCCTGTGCTAAGAATATTCTTTTGCCAAAGGGGAACCTCATGGCCGAATACGTCAAAACCATTATCTCAGCTTTATCCAGCCGCTCATCTGATTACTCGGACCCCCATGTGTCTTTGAAGAACGCGACTCAGACCCAGACCGATGAAAAAGTTGTTCGTGTCGATGGTCGGCTTGAGGCGAATACGACGGTTGGCTCAACTAGTACCCTGTATAACGCCTTTGATTATTACAACCTGTCGCTTCAAGGCTTAACCAGGGTAAACACATTTATTCTGCATAACCGCTCGGACAGTGAACTGCTGATTCAATACTACCGCCTGATTGCTGACCTTAGCGGCGCGACTATTGGCAATTGCGTTTTTGCCAGCAATAACCAAATTACTACACCCGTAGCCAACGGCTTCCAAAAAGGCGACTACCAAGACGGTGGCGACAAAGGAGCTACTCACCTTAATGTTTACGGTGCCAAGTCTGCTAACAATAACGATTTTGGCAGAATTACTGATTTTGCAACGGCATCAAGCGGAACTGATCGCGTTACTATTTCAGCCACTGACTTTGGAACAAATGAAACAGATGACGGCGGAACCATTGGTATCCAGTTTTTTTCTCGCGACAATATGTTTGTACCTGCTGGCGGTATTGTGTCGTTGCCCGGTCAACTGGCTAAAATTAAAGGAAACGTCGCTCATTACGAACTTATTATTGCTTCTGGTTTTACGGGATTAAACTCCAACACCGCTGTTACCTCATCTCAGGACTATACTCTCTTTATGTCGGGAACTGTCGGCTAATATAGTTCTTGTGCCGACCCCCAAAAATCTTTTAGGATTACACTGCGATGTTGGGATGTAGTTCCTGCAAACTACCCCCAATTGAGGCTTGTTTACTCCATGTCTTGACTCCCAGCATCGCGCCACCTTTTGGTGCCCTTTCAAGGGACGAGCACAGGAGTGCATAATGAGCAGAAAAATATACAACGCCGGAAAACTCCAAGTCCGGTACGACAAAGCCGCATCCAAAGGCGCTGCCGGAAAACAAGACCGGGAAGAGCTTTTAGCGCAGGCCGACCAAGACATAGAGGCCGAAGGTGCCTTTGTAGAAATTAACCGCGACGCCCGTGACCTTATCGATGTCAATATTTTGCCGAGCCTGCATTCTATGATGGAAAATATGTATTCCATTATCGATGCGGAGACCCGAAGACTGATGCGGCAAACTGTGTCAGGTGGCGGAATGGACAAAGCCGATTCTCAGCACTTCGGCCAACTAACTCGAAGCATCTGCCAACTGGCAAATCTTGAGCACGGGATTAGGGAGCAAAATCAGCTCGAACAGATGTCCGACGATGACCTTAAGCGCCTAGCCGACATTGCCTATAAGAAACTAGAGGGGAAATCTAAATGACTACGCCACATGCGACCCTTGCCTACAATCCTATACGCGATAACGACAAACTGCCCGTCTTGGTTCGCCTTGCAAGCTCTTCTGATGCTTCTTTGGTATATAGCACTTGGCTGCGAAGCTACGCCGACCAAAACAAAGACCAGCACCGGGGCATTCTGTATAAAAGTCACCGAAAAATCATAAGAAACCTTATGGAGAAGTCGGTTACCGTTATGGCGGTGATGGATGACGACCCCAATCAGATTTTTGCGTGGATGTGCGGAATCAGGACCAAAACAGGGCCTCTTTTAGTGCATTACTGCTATGTTAAGGATGCTTTTCGGCGTTTAGGGCTCGCAAGTTTGCTACTTAGGTACTTTGAACACCGTCAGGGGGAGCCGATTGTCTGTAGCCATAAGGGTTATGTATATAAATCTCTCCGCGATAGGTATAATCTTTTCTATGTCCCACAGGTACGAGAGACTAACGGGGTAGACAAGTTTGAGGATGGAAAATGGAAATTGTAGGATTTACGCTAAAACATGACTGCCGCCCAGTGTTTGACAAGATTGCAATCAATCTAAAGGCACCAAATCATCAATTGTTTACCCTTAAGTGGGGACCGAACAAAAACGGTATTATTGTGATTCATGAAAAGCATGGAACAATGTATCTTCCGATGTCGTCTATTTCTTATCTTGAGGTTGTTGAAGAACCACGCAGGCGTGCCGGAAGAAAGCCGAAATCCGTAAAGGTAAAGAGCAATGGGGAAATCACCGCCCAAGCATGACGCCCGAGCGGTAGTCAGGGAATACATTAAGCGTTTCGGCGACCCTGAAGCCTTGCAAGAGGATAAAGGCACCGCTGAAAACCGAACTTATCGGTGGCAAGAGGATTTATTCGAGCAGCAGCTTGCTTTTATGAATGATCCAGCCTCTTTTAAGACCGCGTTGTGCTCCCGGCGTGCAGGCAAAACTTATGCGGCCTGCTATTACCTTATTGAAACAGCATCTCGAAACCCCGACAGCATTTCGGCCTATATTGCCCTGACGCGAAACAGCGCCAAGCGTCTTATGTGGATGGAGCTTAAACGAGCCAACCGCAAGTACCATATCGGGATGCACTTTAATAACTCGGAGCTTATTGCTACGTTGCCCAATCAGAGCCAGATTGTTCTGACGGGTGCGAATGATGAAGCTGATATTGATAAGCTGCGGGGTTCTGCTTACCACTTGGTTATTCTTGACGAAGCCGCAAGTTTCGGACGCCATCTTGAGGAGCTGGTGGAAGAAGTTCTTGAACCGGCGCTGATTGACCACAACGGCACAATGGCGATGATTGGAACGCCCAACGCTGCTTGTTCGGGTATGTTCTTCCGCGCTTCTACTGACCCAGCGCAGGGTTATAGTAATCATCATTGGACTATCATGGAAAACCCCCATATTCCCCATGCGGAGCAATGGCTTAAGCGCCGGATGAAACAAAAACACTGGGATGAGAACCACCCGGTTTATTTGCGCGAGTGGCGGGGCAAGTGGATTCGCTCGAATGACTCTTTGATTTACAGGTACACCAAAGACAAAAATTTCTACACCGAAGTACCACATCACGAGCATGACTTTAATTTTATTTTAGGCGTCGATTTAGGTTACGAAGACGCAACAGCTTTTGTCGTAGGGGCCTATTGCCCAGAGCTGCCGGATTTTTACATCGTCGACACTTACAAAGAGACGAAGATGATACCGGCACAGATTGCCGAAAAAATTAAAGAGCTTGATTCTCACTACGATTTTACTATCATGGTCGCCGACACGGGGGGTCTTGGTAAGTCTATTGTAGAAGAATTTCGATATCGTTACGAGCTACCAATACGCGCAGCAGAAAAGCGCAACAAGGCGTCCTATATTGAACTTATGAACTCAGACCTTCATTGTGGTTTTATTAAGGTCTACGAAGGGTGCGAGCTATTAGATGAGTGGGATTTACTCCAGTGGGACGAGGACAGGAAAAAAGAAGATTCGCGTTTTGAGAATCACCTCGCTGATGCGTGTTTATATGCGTGGCGCGAAAGCAAGCACTACACGTATAAGCAGAAAGCTATTGCTCCAAGGGAAGGAACTCCTGAGTATTATGCTGCTTTAGAGAGTGAGCTTTGGGAAAGCGTGGAGCAGGGTATGAACGAAGAAGATGAAGCTTGGTGGGAAAATCAATGGACGCTGAACTAGAAGAAATAATCGAGGCCGCTAAAAAGCATGGTTTAAAGCGGTTAAGAGTCGGTGATATCGAAGTAGAGCTATGGGATAAGCCAAGACCGGCAAGTGCTCAGTTGCAAGTGTTTCCTGAAACTGCTGGCGCTAAAAGTTTATCTGAAGAAGAGCAATACGACGAAGATTTATTTTATTCGGCAGGTGTGTAATCTGCGGGGAGTCTCAAAATGAAACATTATAATTATTGGTGGAGCGCATCAGAAAACCCTCACGATCTTGTCTTTGAGGTGGTTGGTCACCTAACGGACAATCAAGGGTATCACTCGACAAACAACATCAACCACGCACGTCTTTACGGCAACATTAGTTATCGCGATTTGGGAAGCGGTAACTTGGTCCAGCGAGCCAAGACGAGCGCAAAAAACCGAGTCACGCTAAACATTATTCAATCCATGTGTGACACTGTTACAGCTCGAGTTGCTAAGGCTAAACCGATGGCCACTTATTTAACAACTGGTGGCGACTGGGAAATGCAGCGCAAAGCGAAGCGCTTAACTAAGTTTACCTCGGGCCAGTTTTACGGGTCAAAGATTTACGGGGTAGCTCCTAAAGTTTTCCTCGATGCCTGCGTGTTTGGTACCGGCGTCATGAAGATTTTTGAATACGATGGTGAGATTAAGTGTGAGCGAGTTTTCCCAGATGAAATTGTGGTTGATGACCTTGAAGCTCGATACGGTAACCCTCGCCAGATGTTTCAGCGCAAGGTTGTTGATAAGCAGGTCTTGGCGTCGCTATTCCCGGAATTTAAGGACCAGATTCGCGATGCGTCTTCAGTCGAGGATGATGACTCGTTGTATAAAGCAAGCGAGCAAGTTGAGTGCATCGAGGCATGGCACTTACCAAGCTCTAAGGGCGCAAAAGATGGTAGACACGTTATTGCGATAGAAAACGCTACTTTGATGGATGATTCTTGGGAACGAGATGAGTTTCCGTTTGCGTTTATACGTTGGACTAATAGGCTGTTAGGATTTTTTGGGCAAGGGTTAGCGGAACAGCTTACCGGTATCCAGGTAGAAATTAATCGCTTGCTGCGCAATATCCAACAGCAGATGCACCTTGCAACACCGAAGGTTTTCGTCGAAAGTGGCTCTAAAATCTCAAAAGCGCACATAAACAACGAAATTTGGGGCGTAATTGAGTATGCAGGTACTCCGCCGCAGTTTTTTGTCCCTAAAACCGTTTCTGGTGAAATTTTTAGCCATTTAGACCGGTTATTTAACCGTGCATACGAAATTGCGGGTGTAAGCCAGCTTGCAGCAGGCGCAAAGAAGCCTGCGGGCCTAGAATCGGGCGTTGCGCTTCGAGAATTCCAAGATATCGAGTCCGAGCGGTTTTTAATGGTCGCAAAAGCATACGAGCAGTTGTTTTTGGATGCTGCTGACCAAATGATTGACATTGCGCGCGAGGTTTCTGCTCGTGGTGAGTCATTTGAGGTCATTAGTCACGGCGATGACGATATTGAAAAAATTAAATGGTCCGATATTAACCTAGAGCATAATGAGTATGTGATGAAGGTCTACCCGACCTCACTTCTGCCTACAACGCCAGCGGCGAAGCTTCAAAAGGTTATCGAGATGCTTCAGGCAGGAATGCTTACGCAGCAAGAGGCTCGTGCATTGCTTGATTACCCTGATTTGGAAGCGGTCAACAGTATGGCCACGGCGTCACAAGAAATATTCAGCATGATGATTGAGCGGATTCTTGAAAAAGGCATTTACCAGCCGCCTGAGCCGTACATGAATCTTTCGATGGGTATTGCGATGATGCAATCCGCTTACCTTCGGGCCAAAATTAACCAAGTTCCAGAAACTCGGCTGGACTTATTTAGACGATTTATCGAAGACTCTATTGGACTGCTTGCGAGAATGCAGGCACAAGCGGCACCGCCGCCGCCAATGGAGGCTATGGGGCCGGGACCAGACGCCCCCCAACAAGGGGCACCCCCGGCAGGAATGCCGGATGATGTAGCTGCGGCTGAAATGGCTGCGGCTCCCATCCCAACAGCGTAACAACGCAAGGGGTTATTATGACAGAAGAAGCAGTACAAGAAGCAGCGGTTGAGGAAGCGCCGAGCGCGGAGCTAATGGAGGAGGTGGCTGAAGAGGCGGCTGAAAACGCTGAAGCCGCCGAAGAGCCAGCAGAGCCAGAGCGCCCTGACTTTTCTCGCCAATTTGCAGCACTTGCTCGCAAAGAGCGGGCTATTCGGCAGAAAGAGCAAGAGATTGCCAATTTTGCCAAACAGAAAGAGCAGTTTGAGGGTAACTCAACACGCCTAGCTGACTTGCAGCGATTGGCAAAAGAAAACCCCGCAAAACTTCTTGGCGAGCTTGGAATCAGTTATGACGACCTAACGCAGCAAGTCATTAATGAAGGCAATCCTACCGAAGAGCAAAAACTTCGTCTTGAAAATGAGCGGTTAAATAGCCGACTTGAGAAGATTGAAAAGATTTATGATGAGCAACGTCAACAAGCAGAGCAGGCCAAAGTAAACGCGGCTCATACTCAGTTGGTTGACAACATTAAGAATTTCGTAGACGATGGTAGTACCTTCGAGATGGTGAAGCATCATGACGCTTATGGACTCGTAGCGCAAGTAATGCAGGAGCATTACAACTCTACAAAAGAAGTCCTTGAGTACGGTGATGCCGCTAAGCTCGTTGAGGACCACTTTATGGCGGAAGCCGAGCGTTATTTAGGTAGCAAAAAGCTACAAGAACGATTTCGTGAGTTAGATAAACCACGCGAAGAGTCAGAGACTCCAGAAGCCGCCGAGCAAGCAGTGAAACGGGTGAAAACACTTAGTAACGGCGACGTTGCTAAAAAAACGGAAACATCCGGCAGCACGTTAGATAGCAAAGAAAAATCACTTCGCCGTGCCGCTGCTATGATCAAATGGGCGGGTTCGCCCTAATTTTGGAGTATTACGATGGCTTTAGATATCGCAACGGTCACACAGGCCCTAAAAGAACACTACAAACCGCTTCGCGTAGCGAACATGGTTTACAAAGATAATCCTATGCTTGCTCTTATGCCGAAATACACACAGTTCGGTGGTGAGAACATGCCTATTCCGCTAATTTATGGCAATCCGCAACGCCGTAGTGCCGACTTTAGTAATGGCAAAGGTGTATCTTCTACGTCGTCACTTGGCCGTTTTGTTCTAACACGTGTTAAAGATTACTCATTTGCCAGCATTACCGGCGAGTCCATTAAGGCGACTGAGCGAGATAGCGATGCTTTCCTGCGCTACGCCACCATGGAAATTGATGGAGCAATGCACTCCCTGACCCGTTCCTTGGCTATTTCCATGTATCGAGACGGCACTGGCAGTATTGGCACAATCGGCAGCGTTGACGGCCAAGTTTTTACACTGAGCAACATTGAAGATGTAACAAACTTCGAGGTTGGAATGGTCCTTAACTGTTTTGATAACCTAACCGAGACAACCACAGACTCGCGGTTTGATAAGCCAGATTCTGGTGACCAGGAAAGCGGTGACGTAACAGTAACAGCCGTAAATCGCTCGACAGGAGAGGTAACTGTAAGCGGTACGGTTACGGATATGACTGCGGGAGATATTTTTGTTCAAAAAGGCGACATTAACGCTAAAATTAGCGGATTTGAAGCATGGATTCCACGTGTGCTTGACGCGAACAACAAGACTTTTTTTAGTCAAGACCGCAGCGCTGACGCTTCTCGCTTAGCGGGTCAGCGCTTTGATGGTTCTGCTTTGCCAATTGAGGAAGCTCTTATTGAAGGGGCCTCTTTGGTTAGTCGAGAAGGCGGGGCTCCTGATTATTGTTTCGTTGACTTTAAAACATTCTCAACCATCGAAAAGGCACTTAGCTCCAAGGTTGTATACGGCGAAGTAAAAGCTCGCGATGTTGATATGGGCTTTGCTTCAATTGCGCTTCGCGGTCCTCGTGGAATCATTAACATTGTGCCGGATCAAAACTGTCAGCCAAATCTGGCTTGGATGGTTCAGCTTGATACCTGGAGTCTCAACACTCTTGGTGAAGCTCCAATGTTCTTGGACTTTGATAATAATCAGATGTTGCGGGAAAATTCGGCAGACGCCTACGAGGTGCGCATGGGTTACTACGGCAACCTAGCCTGTAATGCTCCGGGATACAACTGCCGCGTAGCATTGGCATAATTTAACTCATAGGAAGGAGGCTAAATTATGGCTAGTAGAGACTTTAAACCGGTAAAAGCGTTAGAGCGCGCTGTCATTATTATCGGTGGGCGCATTGCGTTTACTGATGGCACAATGACAGGGGTATCTGAAGGCACTGGCTTCACATGCTCCAACATTAGCTCTGGTGTTTTTACAATTACGCTTGATGATAAGTACAGTGACCTTTTGTATTGTGATGCTCATGTTATCGGAACCGGTGGTCCTGAAAGATACATCGAGTTAACTGCTCATGATGTAAATGGCGCTAAAACATTGTCGTTTGTTTGTAATGACCAAGGTGATAACGATGTCACTGGTGATTCTGACAACGACCAGGAAATTCAATTCATTGCATTCCTGAAAAACAGCAGTGTAACCTAGCTAGGAGCTTGCCATGAAAGGCAAAGGTAATCTTGCCCTTATGATTCTTGAAAAGGCCAAAAAAGACGGCCCGGAAGAGGATGATAGCGGCTTGATGAAGAAGGAGGCAGGGGAGAAATTCCTCAAGGCCATCCAAGAGAATGATGCCGATGCGGTCGTCAGTGCGATGTCCGACTTGGCTACCATGATGGATTAATTGAGCGGGGGCTACGTGTCCCCGCTTTTCCTTTGGGGGATAGGTATGCCGAACAATACCCTTACGCTGGCAAACTTAATTACTGGAGTTCGCCGACGCGCGGATATGGTTGGCTCTACCTTTGTCTCTGATGCCGAGGTTGTTGACTATATTAACGTCGCAATGGCGGAAATTCATGACATCTTAGTCACTAAGTTTGAAGATTACTATGTAACTTCAACCACTTACGAGCTTCCCGGCACGGGCAGTTTTGACCTGCCGTCAACTTTCTACAAGGCTTTAGGTGTAGATTTTGACGTTGGTGGGATTAATTACAGGTTAAAGCCGTATCACTTTCAAGAACGGGCCATGTATAACTCGCCTGGGATTGTTTCTTCTCTGGTGACAAACACGCTTTATCATATTCAGGGTTCTAAGATTAAGTTTATCCCGAGCCCCACAGTTTCGGGTACGGCTACCTTGCACTTTGTTCCAGAGCCTACTTACTTCAGCGCAACAGCTACCGACGAAGAGATTGTTGCTGTAGCTCCGCAAGTAGCGAAAGGTTACGAAGAATATGTTATTATCGACGCAGCTATAAAATGCCTGCAAAAAGAAGAGTCCGATGTTCAGGTGCTCCTTGTCCAAAAGCAGCAGCAGCTTCAACGTCTTGAGCAAGTCTCAGGAAAGCGCGATGCTGGAGAGTCTTACTCGATTACAGATGTAAACGTTGGAACTACCTCATACCTCGATGATTACATTAATCTGGTTTAGTCATGATTGAGTACGAGCGCCACAAGACAGACGACCCTGACCTAACGATGGTTCAAGACAAAGTAGAGATTTTTGCCGATGGTCTTCAGTCGCAAGGCTTGCTTTCTGGCCGCTTAATTAAAGATATCGAGTTTCCAGCTTCAGATGTACAGCGCATTTATCACAGGCTGGAAAGAGGCTATAGTGGTTTTATTGTTGTTTCGATTAACGCGACGGCAACGATACAGGTAGACGACGGCGCGAATACTTCGCCCAGTCAGTACATTGCTTTAAAAAGCTCAGGCACAGCCTGCACAGCTTCATTGTGGATATTCTGATGGCACTGCAAAAACGAACCCTATCATTTGCTTTGACTGCTGGGATGGATGAGAAATCATCTGACGCCACAAGAACGCCTGACGGACTGACAAAGGCGGATAATGTCGTTTTTGATAAAAAGGGCCGAGCAAAAAAACGCGGTGGGTTTGTTACTACAAACAGCAAGCAAAACGTTATCGGCGGAAGCTCAATTGCGTCCGGCAAGGCTATAAGCAAGTTTCAGGATGAGACTCTTATACTCGACGGTGAAAAGCTTTACTGCAAAGTAACCGGCACATCGCTGCTGGACAAGGGCACCTATGTGCCCTGTACCGTTGAGAACAAGATTGTTCGAAAGCAGATTGACCGAAGACAAAGCAACGCTCAGGTAGCCGAAAAGAACGGTGTACGCCTGTATGTCTGGGAAGAGTACGAGTTTATTGACGGGGATACCGCAACTCAAAGATATAAAATTTACGCCGATGTTGTTCATATTGAGACAGGCGCGACGTTAATAAGCCGGGAGCTTATCGGCTCCAATGAGATTGGAGTTGACACAAACTCAACAGGTAACATTGCGTGCATGTACAAGTTTGGTCAGCCACAATGTTTTACCGAGGGAACAGGCGGCGGAAAAATTCATATTATTTTTCAGCGGTATGACGACTCAGCAAATAAGCATGAGTTGCGATATCGAACGCTTGCCTGTGCAAGCATTACAGAGGTTTTGACGACTGGGTTCGAGGGTAGCTCGACCAATGGGTTTGCTATTAACGATAGCTCGGGTTCCGCTATTCGGCTTAACGACAACTACCCTGTGTTTGAGCTTGACCCCTGCACATCCCGCATTTACAGCGAAGGCGCTGTTTGTGCATACATTGGGCACGGCGGCGATTTGTCGGTGATTTATCTGTATCGGTCAGGAAGCGCCATTGTTGGGTCGTCTCAAAAAGCGACTATTTCAACAGGGCCTCAGTTTGGCTCTTACAATGCTCGTGCATCAATAACAAAGTTTACTCCTTCGGGCATTATGATTCGCCATTTAAGCGATGCCGCAGCAGACTCCAGCTATTCTATTGTTGTGGGCTTTACGGCTTTGGGGTCAGGGGCGGCGGAAGGAGTGCAGCTTGCTGTTGTGGAGGACGACCTTTCAGGCTCGCATCTTTATACCCTTGATGAAAGCGGTTATCCTGACGGCTCTACTGGGGCTCTTTGGCTTTTAAACGGAACAGCCGGATGTTTAACTAGCGCAGCGGATACTGTAACAGTTTTTTGTACCGTGTGGGCAGAAGACGCAAGTGATAATCCGGTAAGCGGGACCTTGACAGGCGAAATTGATGAATCGCTTGGTCACGGGGTAGCTCAGACAGAGTACACGTCTACGGCGGTGCGGCCTGGAATGGTGCCACTGCACTACATTAAAGAGTACACCTTAAACAGAAACAGCTCTTCGCTATCCATTACTAACGGGGGTGTTGTGGGCTACAACGCTTCGGTTACTTCAGACTTCTTCAGGTACAACAGCAAGCTCTACTGTGTTGTTTCCCAGGTAAACGATAACGCGCTTTACCCTGAGTTTAGCGAGACAAAGCGAATTGACAGGGGACTGAGCAACAACTCTGTTTTGATTAACTCCGAAAAAGAACTTATCGGTGCCCTTGAAACGGGGCAATGCGCTAGTTGTTTAGGGACTGAGTGGACAACCATTGCACCCCCTAATGGAGATGACGAGTCAATTAACTCGTCGATAGATGGGATTGCAAGCTCGGGCGCTCTTGGTCGAGAAACG